CCATCCGCGAGCACCGCCTCCTGCACCAAGGCGAGCAGGTTCTGCCGACCCTGCCCACCCAGCGCCGCCGTGTCGTCCAGGTCGCCGACCCAGTCGACCGCCACGCCCTCCTCGCCACACAGGCGTTGAATGCGGCGCCCCGCGGTCTCGCCCACCGGGTTGAGGCGGACGCCGAGCGCGTCGATCGCCGTGATCGTGTTCTCCACCGTGCAATGCCCGACCGCGACACCCGGCAGATACTGGGTACCGATCGGCCCCACCGCAGACCGGGATGCCGGACCGAACTGCACCCGCGTTACCCGGGTCAGCGTCGGCAGCGTTGCAGAATCGGTGACGCTGTACGTCTGGGACGTGGCGACGTCCTTCAGGCGCAGAGCCCGCGTCGTGCCCGTGCCCGTCTCCGGCAGCTCGACGGACACGTACAGCAGACGCCCCCGGACATCGAGGGTATGGGGAAGGATCACGCCCAGGAACGTGCCGTCCGAGGCGCACGTCCTCAGCACCAGCGAGTTGGTGGCGTCGGTCGTCGAGTAGTACACCTCCCAGAACTGGGGTGCTCCCGCCGAGTAGTCGACCTGGTCGATCGAGCAGACCACCTTGCCGTCAGACAGTCCGGCCGCCGGGATGAAGCACAGGAATCGCACCTGTGTGCCGGTCGGGTCGTCGTATCGGGCGACGCCCCCGGACACGTACCCCGACGTCAGGTCGGGCAGCGGGTCGGACGCCAGGAACCCGGAGTACGAGGCGAGAGTGGGTGATCCGGTGAACGTCATCGGTGACCCGTTGACCATCGCGGACGCCAGGGCTGTTGACCCGTCGGTGTCCTCCATCGGCCAGTACGCGACCACGCTACTGGCCAGCGGGTCAGTAACCGCGGTGTAGATCACTGACCGTTCCGGAGCCGGAGCCTGCGCCAAACGCTGCAAGATCCCCGTCACGGTGACGTCGCACCACACGTCCGTGCCCGTCGGGTCCCAGCCCGGAGCCCACTCCGACACCTCACCCCACAACCTGTAGGTCTTCCCGCCGCTCCCGTCCGGGACCGAGATCCTCAGCGGCGTGTTCCTGCCGATCAGCCCGAAGTACGCGCCCGACGGATTCCTCGGCGAGAACCGGCCGTCCGTGTTCCTGAGTTGCAGCCCGGCCTGCGCCCGCTCCGTCTGCGACCCCTCCCCGCCCGTGATCCCGTAACTGATCGCGATCTGACCGGAGTCGTCACGGACCATGCAGTACGAGGTGATGTCGACCCACACGCCCGCGACCAGCAGCTCCACCATCACGGGCTGCCCGTTCGACGCCTCGCCCGTCGCGGCCGTCGGGCCGGGCAGGTTGGCGAGGCGGCGCCTGAACGCCGAGACCAGCGGGGCGATTACGGGCATCGGTCAGCCCACCTGCTGGAAGGTCACCCAGCACCGCATGTCAGCGGCAGTGGTCGGCGTAGTCGCCCTGATCCGCAGGAACTTGGACACGGCCACGATCGGCCGGTCATCCGGCATGAACGTCCGCACATAGCTGAGCCCCGACTCACCCGACACCGAGGACAGCGACACCACATCGAACGACCGAGCAGCCGTCGTCGTCCCCTCCGCGCTCGCCGTGTACCCAGTCGCGGACGTACCCACCGTGAGCAGCGTCGTCGGCCCGTTCGGGTCCAGGTTCACCACACCAGTCGCCGCGACATGCGCAGTCACCGTCGCCGCGACATCCGTCTGCAACAGCTCCACCACACCATCCGCGCCCGGCGGGTCATCAAGGCTGAACCCCCACTCCAGGATCTGAATCTGCGTCGTGCTCGGCGTCGCCAACTGCAACATCGTCTTGATCGTGGTCCCGGTCGTCACCGCCTGCTGAGCAGCAGTAGTCGGTGACGGGCCATTCCATACCGTGAAAGGCATCCTCTAGTTCCTCTCTCTACCTACCGCGGCGGCCGCAAGGTCGCCTCGATCGACCCACGCGCCCGCACCTGCTTGCGACCCGCGTCCACCCACAACTCGCCGAACTCCTTGTCGCCGATGCGGAGCTGGATCACGATCGGCTTCCCATCCCCGGAAGCAGGCGCAGCCCCGAGCGCCGGCGCCGAACCCCGGCGCGGGGTGCTGAGCATCGACGCCCATGGGGCTTGAGTCGCCGCGAGCCTGCGCATGCTGTCCGGGTTCGACAGGACTCGCGTACCGACCGGCAGCTCCGCGAGCTCCGGACCCTGCTCACCCACCAACGTCAGCCCGGACCGGATCCCGCCCGACGCGGCCGCGCCGACGATGCCGCCCGTCGCCTTCTTCCCGAAAGCCTTCTCGATGGCCTTCTCCATGGCTCGCGTCAGCTTCTCCATGGACTTCTGCAGGGAGTGCTGCTGCGAGGTGAGGAGCTTCACCACCGCGGTCTGCTTGGCAATTGCAGCCCCGTACACCGCGTCCGCAGTCGTCTTGCCCGCAGACCCGGCAGCCTTCTCGATCTGCCCCTGCACCGAGTTGATCGACGCCACCTCAGACGACGACGCCTCCAGCAGCGCGCCCGCGGTCTCCAGGCCGCCGCCGTCGACACCGGCCTCCGCGACCTGCTGGATGATCGACTTGCTGTAGCCCTTGGCCTTTAGCTGCTTCAACGCGGAGGCGAACGCGACGACCTTGTCCCGGGACACCGTCATTTGCCCGCGGATCGATCCCAGCGTCGTGGTGCTGTCCGCGCCCGCGCCCTTGGTGATGTTCGCCGAGCTGACCAGACTCGACTTCACACCGTCCTTCAGCGACGCGGCCGCGTCCTTCAGCGAGTTCAGCTTGTCCTTGGCCTTGTCCAGCGATGCTGTGACCTTGGTGAGGGCCTTCTCATACCCGAGGAGCTTCCGGCCTGTCGCGTCGAGCTGCTTGAGCAGCTTGTTCTCCGTCGACCCGTGCGTGGACTTCTTGATGATCGACCGCCACTGGTTCAGCGCGTTCACCAGCGAACTGACCGAGTCCGGCTTGCCTAGCGCGGACCCGAACTCGCTGCGCTTGTACCCGGCCATGTGCCCGAAGTGGCTGATAGTCAGGTCGCCCATCGCATCGTGCCGGGCATCACTCTCGGCCTTCGCCGCTTCCTTCGCCTTCTGCTGCGCCTTGGTCAGCTTGACCTTGCCGCCCTTGGCGAAGTGCGGCACCCGGTCCTCGTTGATCGCCTCCAGCAGTGAGCGGTACTTCGCCGTCTGCCGCTTGTTGACGATGTACTCCCCGCCCATCGCCAGCAGCGGCACGTCGTCCTGCGTGCCGGAGCCGCCCTCGATGCGGCCGCCGTCGGCGTAGCGGCGCACGAGACCGCCCGACGCGTAGTGGCCGCTCTCGTGGAAGACGTTCCCGGCGTTCGAGGTGGACGTCTTGGTGATGACGTAGGTGGTGGCGGTCTTCCCGTCCAGGGCGTTCATCGCCCCGTTCACGTTCGAGATCGCGCCGATGGCCTGACCGTCCTTCGCGATGATCTGCACCTGGCCGTTCTTCAGGTGCTTGACCTTGAACCCGAACGCCTCCAAGACTTTCTCGCCGCTCTTGGACAGCGCATTCAACGTCACCTTGTGCGAGCCTGGCGACTTCTTCACCGCCGCGTTGAACGCCCGCAGATCCTTCTCCGCGGCCTTCTTTTCCACCTTGAGCTTGGCTTCCGGGATCTTCGGCGCCTTCAACAGCTGGTCCGCCAGCGCCTCAGCCTTCTTCTTGCTGTGGTACACCGCCATACCGAAATCGATGATGGACTGGCGGCCCTGCTTGTAGGTCTTGTCGACCTCGTCCCAGGCCACCTTCTCCTTCAGCTTCTTGTCGACGAGATCCTCGGTCTTCGCCGCCATCGCCGAGGCGACGTCCCGGTTCCTACGGCCCGCTTCGGTGTGAATGTCGAGGGTCTTGCCGTTCTCCTTGAGAGCCTTCTTGGTGTCGCTGATGGCCTGCTGGAACGCGGTCTCAGCGTCGAACGCGCCACGGTGCACCGCATTGAGCGCCATGATCGACTGCTCAAGGCCCTTCGCGCTCAGCGCCTCAGCATCGAGATCCTTCTGCGTCGACACTGCAGCATCACCGAAAAGACCCATGCTCTTCGCGGTGAGTTCCTGCTCGGACTTCACCCCAGCCACCGCAGCCGTGTACTGCGGGAACAGCGCGGCAATGTCCTTCGTCGAGTAGCCGGCCCCCTTGAGCGCGGTCTGGAACTGCTTGAACTCGTCAGCCGCCTCTTTCGCGTGCTCTCCGCCCGCGAACTGCGCCATCGACTGGTCGAACGCCTTGAAGTCATCCGCGGTGGCACCCAGCGAGTGTGATCCGTTGACCAGATCGTCGATCTTCGGTGTAAGCGCGTCGATCAGCGGGCCCACACCCGCGATCTTCTTCGGCCACTCCAGGCCCTTGTCGAGGTCGGACTGGCCCTTCTTCATCGCATCCAGCTTGGCGACAAAGCCATCTATCGACCCGAACGTGGACTTCAGCTCGCCAGTGAACTTGCCCGTAGCGGCCAGGTTCTTCAAGCTGGTCGTCAGCTTGTCGACGTCCGGTGGCGCACCCCGAGCCTTCTCCGCAAGCTTCTGCACTCCCACCGCGAGGAGCGCCAGGCCGGCCACGATGATGCTGCCCTTGGCGACCGCGCCCAGCGAACTGAAAGCCGCTCGCAGGCCGCGCACGCCGCCGCCCGCCGCAGTGAAAGCATCCTGCATGTACATCGCTTTCAGCGCGACCGTCTCGAAAGCGCCCCTGAGCGCCAACGCCCCCTTCGAAAGGCCACCCCACACCAGCTTCGCCGCCGCGATCGCCTTGATAGCGACAGAGACCGCCACCGTCGCCGCAAGCAGCCCCGCGAGTGCCCCGGTCAGTGCGACGGTGGCGCCCTTGTGCGCCAGCATCACGCCGACCACCGACTGCAAGGGCGGCATGAGCTTCGTCCCGACAGTGATCGCCAGAGCGTCGAAGCCGGACTGGAGCGCCTTCATCTGGAAGGCGAAGGTCTTCTTCGTGTCCTCCCAGGACTTCCCGAACTTGTGCGCGCCCTCGGCCAAAGCCGGGTACTTCGACTCCAGGCGGTCCATTTGGCTGACCAGCACGTTGAGGCCCGCGCCCGCCTTCCGGCCGAACGCCTCAGTGATGACCTGGCCCTGCTCCTTCGAGGAGATGCCCGCCTTCTTCATCCGGCCGACGAGGTCTTCGAGGGCGAGCTTCAGGCCGCCCTTCTGCATGTCCTTGCCGAGCGTGTCCGTCGTCAGGCCAAGCCTTTTGAGGGTCTCTCCAGCCGTCGCCACGGGGTGGGCAAGAGCCATGACGGACATGCGCAATTGGTTGCCCGCCAGGCTTCCGCGAATGTTGTTGTCGCCGAACACCGCCAACGCTGCTCCGACGTCGGTGATGTTGAGGCCGAATCCCTTGACCGTGGCGACCATGCCGGACCCGAAAGCGTTGGCCAAGTCCTGCATCTTCATGTCGCCGACACCGACGGTTGCATTGAGGACACCCATCGCCTGGCCGAAGTCCTCGACGCCGGGAATCCCGGAAGCGACGGCCGCGGTCAGTGCGTTGGTGACGTCGACGAGGTCCGCGTGGCCGACGGTGGCGCCCTTCGCCGCGGTTTCGACGAGGGACAGAGCCTTCTTCGAGCTGATGCCCATCGACTCGAAGTTGGACTCGACATGGAACAGCGACTCGGCGAGCGAATCCGGATCCTGGCCGACCTTCCCCGCCAGGCTGAGCACGCCCTCCTTCAGGCCCGCCATCTTGGACTGCGCCACACCCGCCTGCGTGTGCAGCAACGCCATCGACGCGTCGAATTTCGCGGCCATCTTCACCGACTCGTAACCGATCGCAGCCAGTCCGGCCCCGGCAATCAGAGCCGTCTTGTGGAACGCCCGCATTCCACTACCGGCCTTGTTGACCTCGGCGTTCACCGAAGCCATCGCGGGGCCGGTGAGATTCTTAGCCGTAACCAGAATCTCCACCACGTTCGACATCTGTATTCACCCCCAATCGCTCGATCTCCAGCAGGCGGAATGTCTCGGCAGGCTCGGCCTCAATCTCCGACGGCGTCTTATGCCAGCGGTCGCAGAGTTCGAGGATTTGGCGGGCGTAGGTCAGCTCGCAAGGCTCGGTGACAGGGCTTCCGTCGGAATGGAGGCCACCTGGGAAATCTCGCCAGAGGGTGAGGTCTCGTCCAAAGGGGCCTGCACCCCGGACACGGCCTCCATCCAGCGGTTGATGATGTCGAGGATGAGGTCGTCGTCCTCGCCCTTCATCGCGTCGAGGGTGGCTGGGACCGGAGCGCCGGTCTCCTCGTCTTCGAGGTTCCAGTCGACGATCCGGTCCGCGAGGAGCTCGACGGTGCCTTCGAGGCCGTCCTTCCCGTTGGCGCTCTTGCCGCTCTTGGCTTCGAGGAGCTGCCCCATGTTGAGGGAGCGGATGTTCACTTCGAGGCCGGCGTAGTCGCCGTCCTCCCACTTCAGGCGGTAGATCTTGGGGTTGCGCTTGAAGCCCACGTGGGCCCCCTCTCTAGAAGCGGACGTACCTGGCCATATGCCTCAGGACCAGGTCGGGACTGCGCCGTCAGCAAGCACGCCAGGCACGGCAAAGGTGAACTCGCCGGAGTCCGAACGGGACAGCGGGTAGTCCGTGAACAGGACTTCGTTGGCCAGGGTCTTGCCGGACACGACGAGCGTGACCGTGCGGGCCACCGACGTGCTGGGGACGGTCTTGAACACGTCGTGCGACATGTTCGACGCCGAGTTGAAGACCCCGTTGAACGTCACCGAGAAGTCCGCGAGCAGCAGGAGCCGCTCGTAGGCGCTCTTGTCGATGCCGGTGATGTCCTGCACGCCCCTGGGGGTGGCGAACTGGAGGTTGGTGAAGTCGTTCTTGATGGCCTGCACGGTGCCGGACGAATCGTCCACAGACGCCGTAGTCCATCCCAATCCGGACGACTTGCTCATGGGTCAGCCCCTCTCAATCTGATCTGCGATGTTCTGCTGGTGCTCGCCGAAGTCCTCGACCCACGACTCCGGACGCTGATGCATCCGCGCCCTCGTCCCCCGCGGATTGCCCCGGTGGTCCCCGTCCCGGACGAGGAACAGCTCCGGCTTGTCGAGGCGGATCCGGTGCTCGCCTGTGCGGAAGCAGGGCTGGCCGGCCTCGTAGTGCAGCCACGTCTCGCCCTCGGCGATCCGCAGCTCGGTGTACTTGCGGCCGGAGGTCTTCGCCGCGTGCAGCAGCGCCGGTTCGAGGCCCTCGACGCGGACCCGCCACCCGTTGAGGTAGTCCGGGCAGTCCGTCTCCGCGCAGGTCGCAGGCCGGAAGTGCGTGGAGGCCGGCGCGGCGATCGAGTACGTCTTGTACGCTGCGGCGCCCATCTGGGGCTGGATGCGGTTCATCAGAAACTCACCGCCGTGTCATTGCGGACCACCGTCACCGCGAACACCGCGCTGGAGAACGTGCCCGTCGTGACGACACGCAGATAGCGCTCAACGGTCTGGCTGGACGAGGTCGCGATGCGCTGCGACGTGACACCGGTGGCCGCAGTGAACCCACCGCCGGTCACGTCCGTGAAGGCGTCGCCCGCCCCGTTGTCGCTGGATTCCTGCAACTTCACCGTCACCGAGGTGCCGGTGAAGGAGAAGACGTGGAGGTAGGCCTGGAGGCCGAACGCGGTCGACCCGGTACCGAAGTCCACCGACGTCCCGTTCGTCGCGGTGGTGTCCGTTCGCTTGCCCGCGGTGAGCTGTAGCCCCCACTCCAGGCCGAAGCTGTTGCACTGCGCCTCGACTGCGAACGTGAACTCGCCGCTGTCGCCCCTCGTGCCGTCGTAGTTGATCTGCTTCGACACCTGGCACGCCGACGGGTTACCCAGTGTCGTGCCCCGCGCGTAGGTGCAGATCACGTCCGACGTGGGTAGCGCAGCCAGCTTGTCGTGCGTCCCCGCGAGCGCCGGGTTAAAGAACGCCTTCCACGACATGGAGCCGGTGCGCAGGCCGCCGATCCGCTCGTGCGCACTCTTGTCGATGCCGGTCACATCGAGCGTCGCCGGGCCCCCGGACAGGCTGATGCTGCCGATGTCACCGGACATGTCGTAGCCCGCGATGAAGAATGCATCGCCGAGGCCGCCGGTTTTTGCCACCTATGCCACCTGCTCCCAGAGGTCGTTGACGATGAGGGGAAGGGTGATCGTGAGCACCCGGTACTCGTTGCCGGACGTGGTCAGGTAGCCGGCCCGCGCGGACAGGGGGTCTCCGTAGGCGCCGAGGAGGTCGACCTGTCGGACGAGACCGTCGAGTTCGAAGTCGCCGCTGTAGGCGGCCATGAGCGCGTCGAGGGCGGTCATCATGTCGGGGTCGATGGCGTCTTCCGGCTCGGACACCATCGGCGTGTACAAGCGCACATTCAGGGCGAGACGGACGCTGGTCGAGTCCAGGCCGGAGCTGCCGCGGGCCGGCCCGATCTGCTCCACCCACACCGCGCAGGTGATCCCGCTCTGCGGCGCGGACTTCGGCTCGTGGCCGTTGACCGCGGAGAAGAACCCGCTGGCGAGGGCGTGGGATTCCACCGCGTCGAGGATGGTGCGAATGTCGAGGGCCATGTCAGATCAGCCCCATCGCCTTGTAGCGGGCCAGGAGTTGCACGGCGATCTGCCGTGCCTTCTGGTCGACGAGCGGCTTCGTCCGGCGGAACGTCTGGTAGCCGGCGAACCTCGTGACCGGGCTGTTGCGGGATCCGGTGCCCTCAAGCCACGGCCCGTAGATCACGTTGCCGTCCGAGACCCTGTAGCCCTGCCCTGCCCGGTCCACGCTGATCCTGGACTCGTAGTAGCCCGTGGGGTGCTGCAAGACCGCCTTGAGCCGCTGCCGGATGAGCTTCTCGCCCTGCTCTGCGATCCGCAGGCTGATCTCGTCCTGGAACCGGTGCATGGCCGCGGCGGTGCGTCCGTCGAACATGGGGCCGCGCTTGGCCACGCGCACGTCGAACATGGCTTCAGGCATCAGACGCTCCTCATCCGGGCCTTGCGCCCGTGCTCGGTGTACGTCTGGTCCCGCAGCGTCTGGAGCGCGTCCGCCGAGACCTTGGCCGCGCTGTTGCCCGTGGTCGAGGCCTTGAGGAACCAGCCGCTGCGCTCTTGCGTGAGGATCGTGATCGCCTCAGCCTTCGCCAGCTGGTGCACCAGGCCGGGCGGCACCCACCGGTACACGCTGCTCCCCGAATTGTGAGCGCCGGCGGTCGTGCCGAGTGCGCCGCGGGTCACGGTGAGCGTCCGCGGCGCGTAGATCGGCACCGCCGTGTGCGCGGCGAGGACAGTCCCGTCGAAGGCCCGTTCCACCGCCAGCAGGTTCCCGGCGATGTCATCGATCCGGATCCGCTCCGCGTCGAGGAGCAGCACCTCGTCCACCGCAAACTGGGTGCCGTCGGCGACGGTGAGGGCCACGTCGCTCTTGCTGCCGCCGAGCGTCCCGGTCTGCCCCGTGGGCGCCTGCGTGCGGCCGGTGACGAGGAGCCGCTCGGAGTCCAGGCGCAGCAGCGCGCCGACGCCGATCTCAGCGGACGTGGCGCCGTCCACGGTCACGGTGGTCTGCGTCGCGTCCATCGCGCCGACCGTGTCGCCGAGGACGGTCTCGACAAGCGCGCACCCGGCCCAGACACCGTCGATCTGGATGTCGCGCTGGTAGGTGTCGCCGCCGCCGAACGCCGCGTCCGAGCCGATGTTCAGCTCCAGGCGGGAGTACGGCGGGCCGGACCGGTTCGGCTCCAGCAGGACGTCGGAGGTGGAGATCGTGGTGCCGCCGCTGCTGATCGCGTCCAGCGAGATGAGTTCGCTGTCGTCGAGCCACAGCCGCCACGACGTCCCGTACTGAGGTGCGGGCCAGTCGAAGTAGCGGGTGGCCAGGACCGGGTAGAAGCGGCGGTGGCAGAGACTGTCGACGCTGCGGGAGGCGGCAGCGAGAGCACTGTCGATCTCTCGCCGGTTACGCGCCGACTCCTTGACGTCGAGGGCGCGCATGACGTCCTCGCGGGTGGCGTACACGGGGGTTTCCATCTCGCTCACCTCCTTCCGTTGATCGTGCTGACGGTGCCGATCAGGCGGCCGCCGGGGCCCCAGACGGAGCCGTCGAACGCGCAGTACGACTCACCGTTCGGCCCGGACCGGAGGGGCTCGCCGCAGGTCAGGCAGGCCACAGGGACCCGTTGCTGCTCCTCGCGGTACTGCTGTGCGCCCTCGCGGAGGATGTCGAGCAGCCCGTACCACGAGCCCCCGGTCTCGACGGTGCCGGGCACGTGGCCGTGGGCCGTGCCGTGGAGTCCGCCGAACACGCCGGCCGCCGTCCCGGTGACGTGAGACGGGGACCCCGCAGTGCCGACGAGACCGCCGAACTGCGTGGCTGCGGAGCCGATGACGGTGCGCAGCCCGGACGCGGTGCCGGCCAGCGCGCCACCGCTGGATGCGGCGGTGCCGATGACCTTGCGGGTGCCGCTCGCTGCTCCGGTCAGTCCGCCGAGCGTCCCGGCGCCGGTCGCGGTCACCTTCCGCACGCCGGACGCCGTACCCGTGAGGGCACCGAACGTGCCAGCCGCGGTGCCGGTGACGCTCCCGGAGAGCGGCGGGTCGGCCTCCGTCGACACGGCGGTCGTTCCCGCGGTCAGGTTGCGGCCGTTGCCGGAGTGGTCGGTCAGGTCTGTGGAGTCGGTGAGCGGCCAGGACGCCCACAGGCCGGAGGTGATGACCGGGGTGGCGCTCGCCCACTCCGCCTCGATCTGCACCTGGGTCAGCTCAGCAGTCCAGACTCGGACGTAGGCCAAGCGCCCGTTGAACGGTTCGCTGCTGTCGGACGAGGACCGGCCGCCGAGCGTGATCCCGTCCGGAGTGCCGACACCAACCGTCCCGGAGTCGACCTCGGTGGTCCCGCCGATCGTGTTGACGTAGCTCTTGCCGGTCGTGCCGGAGCAGGACAGTGCGATCTTCCGCCAGGCGCCGACGGCCATGCCCGTCGCGTTCGTGACCGAGCCGCCGCCGGTGAAATAGTTCGGGCCCGAGAGCCCATCGGCCCCGGTCGCCCACGTGGCCACGGTGCTGCCACCGGAAGAGGCGTGCAGCCGGGCGAAGGTGGAGTTCGCATCGGTGTCGACGCTGACCCAAGCCCAGGCGGTGATGGTGAACCCGGCGCCGACAGAGAACATCGTCCCGGCGAAGCTGATGCGGTCGCTGGCCGCGTCGAACCTGGTGGACATGGGTTCACCTCCTTCCGGGGCTGGGGTGGTTGGTCAGGACGCGACGGGCAGGGTGAGCGTGAGGCTGCCGGAGGGGATGGTGAACGTGTCGCCGGAGGTCACCGCGTTGGCGGTGATGGTTCCGGAGCCGCCGAAGCTGCCGCCGGAAGAGGCCGACCACTGCGACCAGTGCGTGTAGTCCTCCGTGCCCGCCACGCTCGTCCACACGACGTCCGCGCTGGACGCCTTCGAAGCGCCGGACGCCGACGCGAACGAGGGGCTCTTCCGGGTCGTCTCCGTCGCCGCGTTCGACGTGCCGCTCGCACCGGGCGCACCCGTGTGGAGCTTGAACCACGGGTAAGCGGTGACCTGCGCGTCGAGGACGGTGTTCGCCGCGGCGGTGGAGAACCCTTCAGC